GACGCTTTCATTATCAACAAGAATGTTGATCGTAATCCCACAGTTTCGAGTGTACCTAATCCAGAACTTAAGGGACATCATCTTAAGTCGGAAAAAGAACTTGCCACAGAACTAAAACGTAGTGATGACGCTAAGGGCTATGACACATACAGTAAATGAAAATGAATATGATATGCTAGTTGATCTCTCTAGTCATATCGATCGTGGAAATGTTTGGAAGGTTCTTGTAGATCTTTCTATGAAAGGTGCTATTGATGAACCCGAATACATTTACACTGTGGCAGTTGAAGTAGTGGCACCTAATAGAGATCTAGCACAGTATATTGTGTCTACAATGTATCCAGAGTATGAAACAATCTCTGTCCCTGATGAACCTGTCTCTGCCTGATGATTTCTCCCATCAACCCCCAAAGAATTACTCCTACGAAGTCACCCAACTTAGGAGGAATGTTCTTGCTATTTGGTTACGGGATCACCGTAGTTATTCTTACACTGATGATGATGTTCGGACTATCTGGGGATTCTATGACACAAAAAAGCGAGAATACTTTGCCCCAATCAATGCAAAGAAACCAGGACAATCAGTAGACATTTCTGATACTCGTGACTATACTGCTATGCAGTTGAACCTTAACCCGCTTGAATATGTCTTATACTCCTGAGGTTGATGATTATGTAAAGTGGCGAAACATTGAAGGTTGGGTGTATTTTGTTGACAAAGAATACCTGACGATTGAAGTTGGTGTTAAGGACAAAGATGATGATTTAGTGCCAATGCACAAAAAACATCACATTCTGATTGTATGTCATCATTGGGATTGGCATGAGTTAGAATACATCAAAAATAGAAGAGGTAACATTGACACCTACAAATCACAGGTTGGTAGGTATTCAGATCCCCAGTGAATTATCATGCTTAAGTATCAAGTTTCGTACAAAAAACCAAAGAAGAAAGGCTATGCCTGCCATAAAGCAGTCTTCTATAAGATTGACGATGCAATTATGTGGGAAGAACATGTAAAGAACAACCTGGAAGGCAGGGACATTCAACTAACTGTCCACTAGGTTGACACAACACCTCAGTCTCCTGTATATTAAAGAAGTAGAGGAGAGATCCGACACAACCACTACGACAGGTAAACTAAAATGTGTTCTCATCCGCAGAACCGCCTCTCATACATTTTCTTTTTGATTATTATGTTTTTCGAGTTCACCGACACCCCTCAGATTGAAGAAGTGATGTACTGGAATGATGAATCTATTGATCAGTTTCTTGATGAACAGGGTGACATCGTAGGTATGAACGTAGAATGTGATGAGTTTGATACAAATATGACTGTGTAATTATCAACTCATATACATACCTTTGGTATGGTTGTTGAGGAAGCTCTAACAACTCTAGATTTCTTTGAAGGCATCCCGACTAAATAGGGGTGCCTTATTTGTTTTTATGACACCTCACAAATACGATCACATACTAATCCATCGAAATCCTTACAACAACAAACCACATACAGTAGAATACATCGATCCAAAATTCATACAAACACGAATCTATTTCCAGTGTGAGAGTGAATACTTTAGGAGAAAAAAGACAATTAAATAACTGGCACAAGGGGGGTTGCGAAACCCTCTTTTTTATGCAATGATGTAATCATGAAAAACCTTCACATCCAACACCCCGAAGATTCTATTCTGTCGGGTGATCTTTCTGTTCTCGATTGGTTCCTCACTCCTTCACATCTTTCTGTGAAAATTGATGGTTCTCCTGCTGTTGTCTGGGGCACAAATCCTGCGACAGGAAACTTTTTTGTTGGCACTAAATCTGTCTTCAACAAAGTAAAGATCAAGATCAATGAATCGCATGAAGATATTGACAACAACCACAGTGGCGAAGTCGCTAAGATTCTCCACGCTTGTTTTGATTACCTTCCTCATACAGATGATGTCATCCAAGGTGACTTTATTGGTTTCGGTGGGGATGATACTTACACTCCTAACACACTCACATATATTTTCGACGAGATTGTGACTGAGGAGATTATCATCGCCCCTCATACTTTCTATCAATGTGAGAAAGATCTGCGGGATGCTGTTGCATATCCCATGGAGTATTTCAACATGCAAGGTAATGCCTATGTGAAAATGGTGCAACCAAAGTGCTGGGAATCTGAAGAAGATTTTGAGGAGATTGTTGGTTTCGCTCGACAGATGTCTCAACTGGTTACTTTCGTTGATGAAAAGGAAGCAGCAGAACTTACAATCAAACTGAACAAGTGCATCCGCGAAGGTATTGACGTGGTGCCTGATACGTTTGATAATTCTATGCTGATTTCTTTTTGGTTCTTGATTAAGTCTATCAAGGATGACATGTTGTTCATGTGCCGTAATAATGGCCCTAAAGCATACATCGGCAACAAGCAATGTGAAGGTGAAGGTTATGTTCGGAGCAATGAACATGGACTCTATAAGTTAGTCAATCGCTATGAGTTTTCTCGCGCAAACTTCAACAATATGAAGGCATGGGGACAGTCCTAGAACTGTCCACCAGAGGCACCCAGAAGCGTCTCTAACCTGTATATTAAAAGAGTCAAAGGGATTTCACCATGTCCACTGAATTTGCTGATTTCGTCGCCACTCAAGATGCACGCAACACAATTCAACTCAACGTCCGCAAATATACGCTGATGTTGTGTGATGCTCTCCAGATGGATTTCAACAAGAAGGGACACACTCTCGAATACAAATTCTACATCGAGAGTGGTAGAAAGTATCACAAAATCATCATGGAAACTGAATCAGGTTCCCGCAGTTCTCATGCCTTTGTTGACAAGAAAACTGGTGAAGTTTACAAGGCAGCAACATTCAAAGCACCCGCAAAGATTGTTCGTTACAATCTTCTTTCGATTAAATCTCGTGAAGAATGTTTCGAGCGGGCAGACTGGGCTGGCGGATATTTGTACTTGCGCTAATTGACATTCTGTAACTTACATTCACTCGCTAATTTATTATGACTCGTTTTCGTTGCACTGTTAAAGATGGCGGTTATCGCTATGATGTAGAAGTTGAGGCAAATACTGGAACTCAGGCACAAAAAATTGTTGCCAGACGTGAAAGTAAAAAACTCACGGAAGTTTATAACATTCGCTCTGCTGAGTTTCCTTATTGATATGTGACAGCACATGTAGTGTCCACCGCACTTGCTGGTGGGCACTTTTTCGTGTATATTATCTTTATTGGCGATTCATCGATGTTCACTCTCCGTCCACATCAGCAGCGAGCATGTGATTCAATGCTGAAAAATGAGAAGGGAACTGTCATCATCCCGACAGGTGGTGGTAAGACAATGTGCATGATTCAGGACACATTGACAGCCTTCGATGATAACGTAGATTGCACAGTTGTTGTAGTTGCTCCGCGCATTTTGTTGGCAGAGCAACTGTGCAGCGAATTTTTGGAGCACATGACTGCTAGTGTGCTGCATGTTCACAGTGGTGAAACACATCATTTCAGCACAACAAAAGCAAAGCAGATTAAACTGTGGGACAAATATACTCGCGGAAAAAAACTTATTTTCACAACTTACAACAGTTTGCAGAAAGTTGTAGACAGTGAGATTGTCGTGAATACTGTCTATTTTGACGAAGCACATAACAGTGTGAAGCGCAACTTTTTTGCTCCGACTGAAGTTGTGTCGCAGTCAAATGCACGGACATTCTTTTTCACTGCAACACCAAAGTACAGCAGCACGATATTCAAACCAGGTATGAATATGCCTGAGATTTATGGTAACACCATCTGCAATGTGCCTGCTCCTGAGTTAGTCGAAGGTGGATACATCTTGCCGCCCAAAGTTGTAGTGAAGAAGATGGAAATGGCTGACAAGGGTATCAACTACGATCGCGACAGTGATTATATGCTGAGTGCGATTGATGATGAGAATGTTGATAAGATCTTGATTGCTGCTCGTACTACCAAACAGATCATGGGGTTAGTGTCACAAACTGACTTCTGCAATGAGTTGCATCAGCGTGGTTATTCTTGGATGATGATTACATCGAAGACTGGTGCAATCATTGATGGCAATAAAGTTGATCGAGAGACATTCTTCGAGACGTTGAACACTTGGGGCAAAGAAAAGGGTAAGCGATTTGTTGTTATCCATCACAGTATTTTGTCCGAAGGTATCAACGTCAACGGACTGGAGGCTGTACTTTTCCTGCGTAACATGGACTACATTGGTATCAGTCAAACCATTGGACGTGTTATCAGATTGGGTGACAAGTCTAAGCAGTTCGGTTTAGTTGTTGTCCCTGTATTTGATCGAGTTGGTATCACCACCAGCAGAAAGGTTCAAGCAGTTGTTGATACTGTATTTCACCAGGGTGAACCAGCCATCAGTACCATCAAAAGGTGATAATTGATAAGAATATGTGCCACAAGTTTTAGTGGCACAAACATTTACC